GGGGAGTCATGACGGTTCCCCCAGATGCCGGGAGGGCCACGATTGCAGATGCGATATTAGGATGCACAACACCATCTACGTAAACTGTAGAATTTATACTTGGCCCGCTAAGTGGCCCGCTAAGAGCACCCCCAGGACTCACGATGTTCGTAAAGGCCCCTGCTTGCGAGTTCGCCCCGGTTCCGCCACTCGATACCGGAACCGGAGTCGTTGAGGTGATAGCGCCAGCCGCGACGGTGCCTGAGACGTTGAGGTTGCCGGTGATCGTGCAATTCCCGGGACCCGCGCCGCAGCCGTTGATGGTAGTGTTAGCGCCAATCAGCACCGAGCCTCCGCTGCCGATCTGCACCTGCGCGGTTAGGGATGTTGCTGCGATCAAGAGTAGAGCAAATGCGCAAATTCGAAGTTTCATTTTTCAACCTTTACTGATAAATGACTTGAATAGTAAGCGTTGAATTTACAACGATCCCCGCTCCAGTCGGATTGTAAATGGTAGCGTAAGGGCCTCCTAGCGCGGAGATGTATGCGTTGATGATCAACGGGGCATATGTGGCCGAATATCCCTGCCAAGTTGTAATTACAGCCGATGTAGATTGCCCCGTGGCGCTTCCGGCACATACTTCAGTACCGGCGGCCGGTATTGTTACCGAAATAGAGCAAGCGTAAATGGCGGGGAATTGTGCTGAGACAAACGCTGTCGTAGCGACCTGTGTGTTGTTGGTGCCAGGCGATGCTGTCGGCGCTGTGGGCGTTCCGGTAAGCGCCGGCGAAGCCGTGAGCGCCAAAACAGTCCCCGCGCCAGACGTGCTGTAACTCGTGCCCCATGCACTGCCCGTTGAATTCGGAACTCCTGCTCCTGGATACACCATTGATCCGGAAACTGTGCAAGTGCTTCCTAGTGCGCACGTCTGCCCGTTTACCGTAGTCGAGGGATTCGCTAGTGCGCTGTTCGGTATGGACGATGCCGCAACCGCAAGTGACGGCGCAGTGGTCGAGTTCGTCACGGTCGGCACCAACCAGGCAGGCCACGAACCGGACGGCGCGGCGAAGGTGGTAACCGTTCCGCCTCCGGTTGAGCACCCAATGCTTGCGCAGGCGCTAGCCGCTGTCGTGGTGTCAAAGTTCCATGAGGCTGTCATGGTGCTGAGCGGACCGATATGCACCGAGTACGCAGGAGTGGGGCCTACCAAAAGTCCGCCTGAACCGCTGCTAGAAATACCCGGTAGCATGAGATTAGTAGTAAGAAGAGGGCCGCCGATCTGTGCGTTAGGATTGATCTTGGTGGCCGTTTGTGCCCATCCCAAGGTGACACACATGAACAAAAGGCTAGCCGTGAAAGTACGTGACATAGATTTGATCTCCTACCACAGTGGGCGTGTTGAAATTGATGCTGTTCACTACTAGTCGATAATCGGCTGCTGGACCGGGAGTTTGAAACACGCCGTTCTTATACACGCCCAAAACTATAAGTGGGACGTGGCTGGTAATGTATGCTGATGTGGGAGCCGTGCCTGCGGGTGCCTCCGCGATGTAGGCATTCGCCAGCAGAGCCACAAAGTTAGATACGGTGAAATTACCCACCGTCAGGTTGGTAACCGATAGGCCGGGAATGGTGAAACTGCCACCGAAGATTAAGTCCAGCAGGCCCAGATCGTATTGAATGGGCACCTGCCAGTTGAATTGTCCATAGCCCGGGATCTGCAGGCCCACATTGGGTGTTACTGTCTCACTGGCCATTAGCTCACCACCATGGGGCCGGTTGCATGCAGGGCCAGGTCAGACAGCACCATAAATGTCTGCTGACTGTGCCCGGTGGCACCACCATCTACAGCGCCTAAGCCGTGTAGTGTATTAGTGAACGTCACAGAGTGGCCACCCACGCCATCCTGAGAAAATGCAAGCGTAATAGGTTGGTAGGCTACAATGCTTATTATCGTAATGGAGGTGTTGGCCGTCAGTACTATCTCCCAACCATTGGCGAGCGAGGCGTCCAGAATAATGGACGGGCTGAATGGTGCATATGCCATAGCAGGCTTAATGTCTGCTGTAGTCAGCAGACAAGACAGCGCACCAGCCAGCACGGCTAGATTGCTGTCATTAGTACTGAACCCTTTATTGGCTAACATCTGCATCAGTGCTGCCACACCTGTGGAAGTCTGATAGAACAGCTTGTTAGCACAGTTAGACGGGAAGATGGCCCCCACACCTGCACCATTGGACCGGGTACTGTCCGCCGTGTACGCTGCGTCAGACTCTTGATTGGCCTGCGTAGGGTTGAATTGCTGAAAGTTTGTTGTGCCAGCCATAGCCTAAACCCACTTTCCTGTATCAAAGCCTGCGATGAATACATTGTCGAGATCAAAGCCAAACATAGGCAGGGCTCCGAAGAGGTATGTGTACTGCACGCCTTCAGGTCTGGGAACTATGTAACCGTTCCTAATCAGGTCCTGCATGATGGAAGTAAACGTACCCGTCATGAAAATGTTGGCTGACATGTTTTGGTTGTCAGCAATGATGATGTTACCAGCCGGAAACAGCTGCTGCCATAGCGGGTACAGACTGTCTAAAGTGCCCGTCCATTGGTTCTGCGCAATCTTTGCTTTGATGAGAATACGAAACGTGGTGTCGTCCAACACTGGGCTGACGCCGCCGCTGGGCTGAAACCCAACTGTGCGGTACGCTTGTACTGTTTGTCCGAGCATGTCAAGCTGTACGCCAGAGGCAGAGTCTAAATCAAAGGCGGTGTCCATCAGCATGATTACGTTCGTCACGTCATCAAACTTGCGTAACAGCACATACAGAAGCTTGTTTAGCTTCGGTGAATTGACATACTCACTGGACAGCAGCCCGATGTAGTATCCAAGTGGCAGGGCCTCAAGTGGTTGGTTGCCGTAGCCACCGAAGCCGAAACCACTAGTGCCAAAATAGGGATTAGTGCTCATACTGTAGTCACCACCACGTTAGCTGCCACACCTTGCGACACATTATAGTAATGCGCCATGGCCAGATCCACTGCGCCGGTCGGGCTAGCTGTGAGGCCCATAGTGAGAGCCTGCACACCAAAGGCAGGGCCTAGCAGGCTGGCATTCACAGCCATGGCCTCGTAATTGATGGCCGAGATAGCCACTGTCTCTCCAATGGCCAATGCGTTCAGGTAGTTGACGATGGCAGTCTGCACAGCAGCCACGACAGCTGTAGTAGGCGTACCAGTGTAACCGTGGATGCTTACACTGATATAGATGGGGACATACGTAGGCCTGAAGAAACTGATGTTCATGGTGAAACTAGTATTCGCATCGGTGACCGTTACCGTAGTGGTTCCGTTGGTGAAGCAGCCTATACTCCGTGCACCATAGATGGCCTGCGCCACAGCGGCATCAGTGCCGTTCTCTACCACCATGCTGATAGAGTGTGCGGGATTGCCCCAGCTATCAGTAACGCCGGTAGGGTTCTCAATAGAGCTTCCTGGGCCACCTGGAGTTGGTACGCCAGGATTGACGCGTGTAACACCCGGCACGGCCAGACATGCGGCCACTGTAGAGGCCAGCGCAGTGACGGATGGTAAGGCCACACTGACGGCCTGCCGTGCACGGGCTTTGCTGTCTGTTTCAATAGGACTGCCTGGTACGGCTGCCGCTGCATTAGTCACAGTAAACCAGCCGTTAACAGGCGTGTTAATGATCGTAATGCTTCCCGCAGCTGCCGTTATGCTGCCCGGAGTTGTGCATGAAGCAGCAACGTTGATACTGCCGGTGATGGGTATGATCACAGTGGATGGAAGTACCCACAGATTACCGTTGATGTCCTGAGCCGCACCACCTGTTACAGTGGTGGGCGTGATGGTAGAACCGCCCAGTGTCAGTACTGTGGTGGAGTATGTAAACGCGGCGCGCGCTAGCCCATTCATCTTCAATTGACGGTCTAGCCCTGCACCCACCGCTGTAGCAGGCGAACTCTGGTTGTACACAAGCTGCAAACCAAGGTTACAGTCCGCGGCTTTCAGTGACAGGATTGAGAGCAGCTGATAGACAGCTGCATTAGGAGTGACGACTTGTGTAGGGCCGTAGATGTTCAAAAATGCCTGTAAGTTATCGGCCAGAATGGACTGATATGAGGCTACTGTCAGTCCTGCAGGGCCTATAGAAGGAGGGGCGTATGCTGGCACTGACATTAGTTCCCCAGACTCGCCGAGTCACCCGGCGCACTAGAAACGGTTACCTGACCAAAGGTCGTAGTAAATGTGGCTGTAAAAGAAAACTGGCCGTTGGAGAATGACGATTGAATACCGGTGACAGATACAACGTAGGGTGTAGCTAGAATGGTCTGCTGGATAATCAGTCGCACGGCATTCTGTGTCTTAGAACTCGCCAGCTGACCGAGCATGCTCTGGAACACAGGCACCCCCAAGTTGAGGTCTTCCCACCACTCGCCCAGAAACAGCTTGAGTCTGGTCAGCACATCTTGAGCCACCGCCTGCGAGTCTGCTAATGCGTAGGCGGGGTCAAAGATGGGGTCGTAACTAGCATCAAGCTGTAAGTACGTCACGCTGGGCATTATGGATGTCCTTTACCAAGTGTCATTGATGGCGCCGGGCAGGAATGTGCTGGCTGCAAAGCTGTCGGTAGCATTACGTAGTGCCGTTAGTGGTCCTGTGTACACCGTATTAGCATTGACTAGTCCTGCCCCTGCAAGCGTGCCCGATGACACGCTATAGCCACCAGAAGTAATCCAGTATCCAGAAGTAAGATTAAGACATAGAACTAAGTTGGGCGCGCCCTGCAGCACGGTGAAGCCGGTATCCTGGGAGGCACGCTTTAGTACGGTTCCAAAGCTGTACGTCATACACGCGGTGTTGGCTGTCCAGTCATACATCTTACCTGTAGCTGTGGCATACGCCGCCGAGCCACCTGGAGCCACGGCACTCGCTGGCCCCGCGACTCCGTACGCAGTGGTTAGAGTGATTGAAGCGAAGGCCGTGGTGCCGACCAATAAAACAGCAATCGCGATCCACTTCATGTAGTTCTCCTTAGTTACGGAAGCCACGTGCACTCAGTTCCGGGCTCGATCAGAAGGGCGTCAGAAACATTGCTGGTCTGCCCATACAGTGTCACTGTGTTTGCCGCTGCTGTAAAGCTGGCTGTTACGTAGATGTCGGTCACGTAGGCCGTCGCGGCCGCTCCGGGAGTCAGGAACGCCGTGGCGTCCGTTGTGGTGATCGTTGTGATGTCAGTAGTGCCTGTCCCGAATGGGACTGCCGTCGTTCCCACGTAACTGACCGAAGTCAGCGACATGTGCGTCGGCGCGACACTCGTGCCGACGCCAAACTTTACTGTGGCGACGCCTATGGCTTGCTCCCAAGAAACATGACACAGACCGCGATAGGTTCGCGCCGTGGTTGCGTAGGTGGCCGGGAAAGCTATTCCAGTCGTGGTGTACGTTGTTGTTGCAATAGAGGTCGCCGTGGTTCCGGTGAGTTGGTTTCCGTTCGTGGAGTATAGTGGTTCTGTGGTTACCATGACGGCTGTATTGTCGAGCAGACTAGAAGCTGCTGGCGTAGTTCCATTTATCCTAATTAGTGCGTTTGGTGTGATAGCAGCAGTAACGCTGAGCGCAGTAGAAGAACTTCCATAGGTTATGCCGCCCGCCGAGGATGATACCGGAAAAGAGATAGCAGACCAGACAGGTGCTGCGGCGGTCTGGCCAAGCAAAGGACCGTTGTTGAGCGTCGGCGCGGCGTTGTGGTCCATAGTGGTGGTAGCGCTGAAGTACGGCACTGCCCACGCTACGCCGCCAGTCACCGTCTGCGGGAAGGTTATAGATCCGCCCGATATTGTGTTGCATCCCAAAGCGTGGGTAGTGGTGTTGTAGGTGAGAGCGTTGGTAGCGCCCGCGCAACCGTTAGTTCCTGTGGTGGGCATGGCCACGGCCGATGGGGCTGCTGTGGAGGCAGTGAAGTTTGCAACCACGGTGTCTGAGGCTTGAGTGGAAATGCCGGACAGAGGAATGGAGGCTGAGTAAGTGGCCTGTGCAGATCCGCCCGGCGAGAATACGTAGCCAGTTCCAGGCAGGATCGGAGAAGAGGCGAAAGTGAAGATTCCGGTCGCATCAAAGCCTCCGAAGTCTACCGACGGTAGGCCGCCCGCTGTCAAGTTGCCGTTGCCGAAGTGCAGCGTGTCGGATGCGCCACTGGCCAGCCAGCCCGCGCCCGTGGTGTACAGGATCTTAGTTCCATCGGTAGCATCCAGTGATGGCCCTACACCGTTAGCCTGCAGCAGACCGCCGCTGAACTGATGCGTTGTCCATACGTTCTGCGTGGACAGTAGCGGTACGTTAGCGCCGCTGGTACCTGTGTTCTGCGTGGATGCCGTACCAAGTCCACTGATCTGAGTGTTGGGAATGGTGGCAATGAAATTGGCTGGGATGGTGCTGCCTGAGCTATAGCTAGTTCCCCACGCGCTAGAACCGTTATAGTTCGGTATGCCAGCGCCACCCGCAGGCCAAGTCATTGATCCACCGGATCCGAGTGGTCCGGTAGTGGCCCCATTGATTCTGGCAAACACACCCGCCGTGGTAGTCCACAGGTCGCCATTAACAGGCGCTGTGGGAGCCGCGCCGTGTGGCAGATTGAACCCGGCAGTGCCGACGGCAGAGGCCAGTGTAATCACCTCGCCCGTGAACGTGCCGCCGCTCTTAGGCATCGCGCCAGTCACTCGCGCGTCGTTGCCTACGGTGGCGCTAGCTGCTGTGGTCCCGTACGTGACGGAGATAGCGCCGCTGGTGTTGGTGATGGTGGTTCCGTCCGGCTTTACAAGACCCAGCGTGCCTGCTGAAGCTATACCGGGAGGCGCGCCGCCGTCAGACAACAGAGTGCCGGAAGTATTATTCAACAGTGCGACGTGGCCTACAGTGGCCGCGCCCGGTCCAGTCACCGGATTGGTCAGCGTGGCTTGCTTGCCGTTCAACTGCGTCTGCACACTGCTGGTGGCGTCCATGAACGCCATGGTAGCAGGTGTGACACCGTCAACGGTCTTGTTAGTCAGCGTCTGCGTGTCAGTGGTGCCTATGATAGTACCAGCCGGAGCGGTTAGAGAAGTCCCCCACGTACTAGCGCCTGCGTACACTACGATACCAGCCGCAGCGGGCCACGTCATCGATCCGCCTGACGGCGCGTGGCACTGCGCGTCTTGTGGACTGAGTAACCACGTGGCGGTGGTGCAGCCTGTAAGGCCCTGCAGCAGCGCGTTCACTTGAGCCGCTGTGGCTATGGTAGGTGCACCCGTGGCTGTGGTGTTGTACAGCACGCCCGTGGCCAGCCCGGACAGCAGCACACCGTTCAGGCCCTTGACCATGGTGGCCCCGCCGGAGCTAGTGCTTACAGCGTCGCCAGTAAGCGCCGTGAAGCTGCCACTGCCACTAGCGCACCCAGCGGTGGTCAGTGCGCCATTCAAGCCATTAGGGCAGATGGGCGACGTGCTTTGCGGTATGCCGCTGACCAGCAGTCCACCTGTAATAGCCACTCCATTAGCACCATCTGCAGCTACCCCAGGTAGCATTAAATTAGTAGACAGCAAAGGCCCGCCGATCTGATTATTGGGATCAATCTGCGTCGTAGCTTGCGCCAGAGCGCCTATGCACCCGCAGCAGAATAGCACAACAGCTAAAAATTTCATCACTGGCCTTTCAATACGGTGGTTTCCGCCAAGCTGGCAATAGGAGGAGCAGGCCCGAGGTAGCCTTTGGACACTAGGAATGGCTGGACATTTGTAACGTACCACTG